AAATGCCTTGTTCTGTTGAAGATTTTGTGTTTACAACAAAAGATAGTGCTGATTTAGGTATTAACTTATCTGCGAGTGATACTGTGTATGGTCAGTTTAATTCTTTATTTGGTGAAATAAATTGGTTTTACCCTAAAAGTGGTTCTTCACAAATTGATAGAAGTGTCACATACAATTATCTTGAGGGTGTGTGGACAACTGGTAGTTTGGCACGAACAATATATCACGATAAAACTGTGTTTGATAATCCTATAGCTGGTGAATTTAACCTTACAGGTATTCCAACCTTTCCAACTATACAAGGCGTTACAAATACAAATGGAGCAACTACTTTGTATTTTCACGAAACAGGCACAGATGAAGTTGATAACGAGGGCAACGTTACCTCTGTTATAGGGAGTATACAGAGTGGAGATTTCGAGTTACCCATTGATGGAACACTTGGTCAAATATTCACAAAGATAAGAAGATTTGTTCCTGATTTTAGAGCATTAACAGGTAATGCTCAAGTAACAATTAATTTAAGAGATTTTCCAAATGATGCAGAAGTGTCATCAACACTTGGACCATTTACTGTAAATTCAAGCACAAAAAAGATAGACACTCGTTCACGAGCAAGAGCAGTAAATTTTGATCTGCGAAATACAACAAGTGGTGAAACTTGGCGATTTGGAACTTTTAGAGCTGATGTTCAACCAGATGGACAACGATAATGGCTAAAATTAACATCATAATACCTGAACCAAACCCTGAGTATGTTGTTGATAATCAACGACAAACCAAGTATGGTATAGATACATTAATAACACAACTGAACACATCTTATCAGATTGATTTAAAAAATGAGCAAGATGCTTTTAATTATTTTATGCAATGACAATACGATACAAAAGCGAAACATTTGACCTAACGACAACCAATTTAACCACAATTCTGACGTGCCCTGCTGATGCAACAATTATTGTCAAATTAGTTCAAGCAAGTCACGAAGCAGCAAGTAATGTAGATGTAGATTTATTTTTACGTAAATCTGGTGGATCATCTGATGTTGAAATTGGTCACGAACAATTAAATAAAGCAAGTGCTAATATGGTAAAAGATAGTTTAAATCTTGAGGCTAGTGACATTTTAAAAATACAAGCGGACACAGCAAACGAAATTACAGGGTGTGTATCTTATGCACAAATTGATAGGTCACAAGAAAATGGATAATTTTACTTGCTTTGTATTTTTATAATTGTTAAAAATACATATGAAAACAATTAAATGTGACACTAAACAAACATTTAGAAACAAAAAAACAAATCAAGTATATTTAAATGAAGCTCAAGCAATGGCTGATGTTAAAGATCTTACAACGGATACAACTAAAGAAGACATCGTAATTGATACAAATATTATTGTACCAGGATTTAACCTATTTGGAGATTCACAATGAAATTTATTATTGACAGAGATAGTCAAGGTTTTGAAATTATTTTTTCAGAAAAAGATATTGAAATTATACAAAGTAAAAAAAAACTAGTTTTTGATCCTAAAAATGCCAAAGATTTTGCAAATAATTTAGGAGCCATTGCTTGTGAAATAAATATGAATCTTGAAGAAAGTCCATACTCAAGAAATACAAGTTTCCCTAATGATGAAATTGAGTCATCTTGATGAATCCATTAGGTGGTACAGAGTTACAACTAGGTTTTCTACAAAAATATGTAGATAATGAATTATTAAGTAAATTCAATATAACAACATCTGTTCCTGAAAAAACTCCTCTATCAAAAGATAAAATAAATATACTGTGGCAAAAAAATAGTTATGATCAACCTAACATTGCCCCTTGGTTCAAGGATAAACGTAATCACGATAAGTATGATTGGTATGTGTTTAACTCACATTGGAACTATGAAAAATTTAGAATGATGTTTGATGTCCCTACTCACAAGTGTCACGTTATTAAAAATGGTGTAACAAATTTTCCAAAACGAACTAATTATAAGCAAGGTGATACTTTAAGAGTAATACATCAAAACACACCTTGGCGAGGATTAAATGTCTTGTTAGCAGCAATGCAACATTTACAAAATGAAAATATAATTTTAGATGTGTATTCAAGTACAGAAATTTATGGAAAAGAATTTGATGAAAAAAATCGTGCTGAATATGAACCTTTGTTTGAGCAAGCGAGAAAGTTACCAAATGTAAACTACATTGGGCATAGAGATAATAATTTTATTTTAGAAAAATTACCTAATTACCATATGTATGCTTATCCAAGCATCTGGGAAGAAACATCGTGCATCTCGTTACTTGAATGTATGGCTGCAGGTTTATATTGTATAACAACTAACTATGGTGCTTTGTATGAAACAGGCGCAGAGTTTCCTATATATGTAACCTATGACAAAGATCCATCACGATTAGCTACTGTATTTGCACACGGCATTAAAGATTCATTGACCACGCTTCACGAACCAGTGATCCAATCACATTTAGATCGTCAACAAGACTTTGTAAAAAATTATTACTCTTGGGACAAAAAAGCGATTGAATGGACTTTTTTTCTAAAAGGTGTGTTAGGTGGTTAACAATAAACCAATATGGGTAGACGAACAAGTTGAATTACAAGAAAAAATTCACTTGCACGTTGCCACTCCTGTTCATAGTGAAGTGTCAATTCATTTCACACAAAGTTTATTAGAATTACAAAAACAATGTTGGAAGAAACAAATACGTTGTACGTTTCAGTTGATGAAGTCATCTCTTGTTACACAAGGTCGTAATTTATGTGTAAGTGGTTTTTTAGAAAACAAAGATGCTACGCATTTGTTGTTTGTTGATTCTGACATAGCTTTTGAACCAGACTCTGTATTTACTTTGTTAAAAAAAAGAAAAGAAATAATTTCTATGGTTTATCCTATGAAAACATTAAATATGAAAAAATTATTAAAAAAAGTTCAAGAGGGTAAAGTTGTTGATGAACGTAAAGCACATAGTGCAGCACTAACTTATCCTGTAAGACTTACAGATGATCATAGTGAGGTAAGGATTAATGATGGTGTAATTGAAGCTGATCATATGCCAACAGGGTTTATGCTTATACAAAAAAATGTTTTTGACAAACTTATTAAAGCTTACCCTGAAAAAAAGATAAAACAAAAAACAGTTATAAATGGCGAAATGATGGAACGTCCTCATTTTTGGAATTTTTTTGATACTTATTTTGATCCAAAAAACAATATTTATCTTGGTGAAGACTTTGCCTTTTGTTTATTATGGAAGAAAATAGGAGGTAAATGTTTTGTTTATATAAGTGATTATATAACGCATGTGGGTGAATATCAGTATACTGGTCGTTTAAGTGATGAGATGACCCCCCTAGAGGTTGAAAGTCCCATCAAATCAGAGTAGAATGATCTTAAGTTATAACTTAGGAGTTTTTTATGTTAAAGTGGATTATTAAATTAATCCCCAAGTTTATCAAAACTTGGATTGCCAATCTTTTATATGATGATATAGCAGAAAAAGGAATCAAAGGAGATACTGAACTTGCATATCTAACCCCACAACAAAAGGCATTTCTGAAATCAATTGGAGGTGCAGACACTTTAAATCCTAGCACTAAATTAAAACAATACTTTGGTCCTTTTACTCCTTTAGCTGTTGGTTTAGCTGTAGGAACTGCTGCTTTTGGAGTGGCTAAGTTAGCAGGTATGTCTACGAGAAATGCTTTAGGTATTGGTTTACTTGGTGGTTTTGGTGCTGGAGGTATTGCCGCCTTAGGAGCAGGAGGTACAGCAACGGCCACAGGTGCACAAGCAGGATTATCAAAATTTGGTGGAGCATTAGGAGCGGGCTCTCCCACTGCGGCTAAAGCCGCTAGCACATTATCAAGTGTTGTTGGAGCACCTACTGCTCAAGGTCTATCTGCTGCAGGTCTGACTGGTAGTTCACAAGCTCCCTTAGCTATGTTGGGTAAGCAAGGTGTTGCTGGTGCCCAAGGAGCTTTTGGTGGTGGATCAATTGCAGGTGCACCTGGATTTATGACAACGGGTACACAAGCTGGTAAAGGAGCAATGATGGCGGCTCAAGGAGCAACAGGAGCTGGAGG